TAATCCATAAGAAGATTTATTGAATCTAAAGCAGCTCCAATATCGCCAGTCAGGATCTGTAATTCTTCCTGCATATCTAAAATTTTAGATTTTAATTCTTCATTCTCTTCTTGGAAAATTGAAAGATTGACGGCCAAAACAGCAGCATTTTTTATATCTATGCCTTCATATTTGGTAGCTCTTTCTACTAACAATCTTAGAACTTCTTCTTTTGCTTCTTTGCTTATTTCTTGTTTAATCATTTACTTTCTCCATTTGTTTAAGTTAACTATATAATACCATATAATCGGATATTGTCAAGTTTTATTTTTGGGCAGCTGGCGAGCGGCGGCGGCGGCTGCCTGGCATATTTATATATACCATAACCAGTAATTACTATTTATACGTGCGACCCGACTTAATACACGTGTCCCGACTTAATGTTTCATAATTGCAACTGATCGCTTGTTTATTTGTGACCCGCTGCAAAGCTTGCACAATTCGCAAACAGTTTTTTGTCCCGCTTCTTTTGATGCCGGGCAAAGAATCTCTTTACCTTTAACGGGCTGCTCTTTTACATCCATAACACGGAATGTACGTTCGCCACGTGACCAGGCAAGGCGGGCCTCATCTTCTGAGTCTACGCTAGTCATAGTTATATCTGTGTAAGAATCTTTTATATTGTTTTGATGGCTGTAACCAGTATGGCCAGTAGCATTAGTTAGCAATAGATCCCAAACTTGACGAGGCACTGCTGCAGGGTCGCCGTAAGTACCTAAACGAACCGGTCGATTAGATCCTATGTCGATGATATCTTGATTAGTCGCAATTGGATAATTGCCTTTATGAAAGCTTTTGTAAACTATCAACGGGCCTTGGCCAATAAAAACATAACAATATCTATCTTCTGCTGTTGTCCTATTTGGATCGGTGGACGGCGTGCCCCGGTGCGGACAATCGCCGCATATACCAAAGTCTTGGCCAGTCTTATTTGCTAAACGTGGATCTATATCTTTTGTTAAAATATAAGTCTGTAGCATATCGCCAGTTTTAGTATTAGGTGCGGACTTGTTGCCATTAATAGCAACCGCAATAATTGGGGTTTTGTTATCTAAAAGTGATAAACCATCATATATAATTTTACCAGGCATGTTTTTTNTCTCCATNTGTTACCATGTTATAGCATGGGATATTATGGAAGTCAAATAAGGTATATAGGACACATACATACACCTGGTTCTATTACCTNAACCATTACCATTTATATGCATGTCCCGACACCCGACCCGATTTATACATGCGACCCGACTAATACGTGCGTCCCGACTCACTATNCCCCCTATTGGATTATACCAGATAGTTCCATAATGTAAACCCACCACATATAGTGTTAAAAACAAAATCCAGGGGCACAATATGTAGTAGGTTCTAGTTCGTAGAACCTAAACCGAGGCCCGATGTAACAGCTGTTTCATTTTTGACTGAATTGTTTCACCAGAAAAATCAGAATCCCCCCTCTTGTAGGGGGGTGTGGTTTATTACGTAATCCCGACTATAAAATTATCTTTTATTATCTTGATATCTATAAAACTATATGGTAGAACAAGGTATAAACATGGAGAATAATATGGATACTATATTTAAAGAACTACGCTTTATGGGAAACGAAGACCTTATGTTTAATATTTTAGATATGCAGAAAAAACATATTCAAGATATGCCCTATGGCGATAAAAGAGATGTGCTGTGGCGTAAATTTCTATCTAACGTAGATTATGTTGAAATGAAGTTTGAAGCCGAATTGTACTCATTAATAGAAGATGAACTAGATGGAGGAGTTTCTAATGACTATAAAGATTATGCAAACAGAAAATACTTATAAGAAAATATGGGAGTCTTCAACAAGTGTTGAAGATTTTTTAAGCAAAATTGGTGAGCCATCAGACACTGTTGTAATTCTTGAAGAGAAGGGAATTATTGATGTCTATAACGACAGCAATGGGTATATTTATGTTGATTTAAACGAGGGAGAAGAATAATGAAAAGTGAAGAATCGATAAAAAATGAATTATTATATTCAATCAAAGATATTCGTAAAGATTTTAATAATTGGACGTGGGAGCAAAGAAATTATCACATTGGTTATGCTTGTGCGTTAGCCGAAACAATAGGAAGATATTCTTTATGCGACCTTTTAAACGATAAAGTAGAGGGAGAACAATAATGACTAAAGAATTATGCGTAGACTGTAACGAAGATTGTAACTGGGGTAGTGGCAAATTTGTTAACCGCTACCCCGCAGACAGAATTAATAATAAAGGTGAGTGGATTGGCGACGGCTATCGTTGTGGTTGGTGTGCTAGTAAAGTTGATGAAGAATTAGCTGAATTTATGGAGGAAGTATAATGAAGCAATTTATGGAGTACATACACCCCGATTTAAAGCTTAGAATGTCGCTATACAATTTCTATTTAAAGAAATTTGCTAACATCAAAAACAAACATGATGTAGCCCGATATTGTTCTAAGTACGATTTTGACAAAATAACAACAGCAAGGAGAAAGAATAATGGATAATTTAGGCAATGCAGAAATTAAAATAGAATTAACAGACAATAGGATAACTGTATATCATGGAGAATGTAATTCTATTTTAGAAACTTTCAAAGCTAAAGAAGGTGATTGGGATAAAATTTGGGAAACAATTAGAAGTTTAAAAGGAGAAGAATAATGGATAGAAAATTAGAAAAATTATTTGATGATTATGAAGGAAATTTATTAAATTACTTTTCTGGACTAACACCCGAACAATCAAAAGAGTTTAATAAAAGACAAAAAAAATGGAGGAAAAAATGAAGATGGAAATTACATTACAACAAATAAAAAGTGTTGCACAAGATATTATAGATGAGAGAAGGCATGATTTAGACAGTAGTCTTGATGAAGTTAATGCTGTTGAGTCAGGTCTTGATATGTTAATAAGACATTTAGAGGAGGTATATACAAAATGACGAATTGGGAAATCTTTCAACTCATCATAGGGGTAACTTTTTTAGTTATCCTTATGTCAATTGGTAATTAATTTACCCGACCCATCAATCTCAATACCCGATTGATTCTTTGCCTTGTTCTGAAGCTTTTGGAGTTCTTCTAAGACCTCTTCTTTAGACAAGGCATCTACCCGACCATGTAACACCGCTTTCTTCTCTACTAATAACCCGACGGCCTTCATGCGTAACTCTTCAGCTTTAATAGCCGGGCCCCAACTTCCATCTTGGACTGCCGCATCCCGAATTGATTTAAGATCCCGAAGTGATCTATCTAAAGTAACATGATTTCTATGTTGAGCTTCGTACCTCAGCTCCTCTATCCCGATTATAACACTTTTGTTTTTCATATTTCTATGAGCCTGAACACCAGGGTTGCTGTAACCCGCTTTTCTAGCAGCCTCAGTTTGTGACATATCATGATAGACTATGTTCTCAACAAACTTCTGTTGCTGTTGTGTTAAACTTACAGACAGGCCCGATTGGTTTTGTTCAACCTCTTCCGTCTCAATTATTTCTATTCTTTCTTCTTCCATTTGTTCCAGTCTCCTCCGGTAAGGTTTAGTAGGTGGTGGGGCGTTAGCCCACCCCTACCTATATATATTATATAGACAAGCTGGACAAGCTGAACATTTCCTTATAATTCAATAACTTAAAGTACTAGCTCACATAAATCAACCCAAATGAGCTACCTGGACAAGCACTTTTTATTATCTATACAAAACAATAGGTTACAAAGAGAGGTGCTAGCCCATAGCTCACCCACCCCCCTGAGCTAGTGGGCTAGTGGTCAAGCACTTTCATAATAAAATAAAATACTTTACTGATTATATTATACCATGTTATACATTGATTTGGTAAAGAGAGGAGAGAGGAAAATGCCAGAGTATAATATCAGATTAACAATAAGAACAAGTATAGAAAAGTATGTTGAAGCTGACTCATTAGAGCAAGCTGAGGAATTGTTGTGGCAAGATTTAATTGATATGGATCCGCAGCATGGTCATTACATTTTAATTAATGGTTC